AGCAACCGGGGACAAAGCTACCGCGACTTCAGTGCAGCCATTGTCAAAATCGGTGGTGTGCCATGTCAAGACATCCCCGATATTTTCTTCCCCGAAGACTTCCCTGATAAACAGACCAGGGAGTACGCGATCCGAACCGCCAAAGCGTTGTGTAAAGAGTGCCCGCTGCTGATCCAATGTTTCGCCTACGCTATCGAAGCGCAAGAACCTTATGGAATCTGGGCTGGCACCCTTCCACACGAGCGCTAACCGTCTTCAGGCTCGTCATAGAACGCCGCATCAAGCGCATTCAAGTGAGCCCGCAGGAAGTAAGCCTGCTCCCGAGTGATGCACAGTGTCCCAGGTTCCCCAATCTGCCACACATCATCCCGTAAGCGTAAACAAATGTCCCGCCCGTCCATCCGCAAATCCATCATCGAACCGGCTCCTTCACCGTCAACATCCACAAACCAACCACCACCATGAAAGCCCCCCACACCACACTGTCTAAATGTTGGAACCACAACGCACTACCAACACCTAGGCCAATGAAAACCCAGCCCACCCTCACAGTGACACCACAATCACAGTCACACCGGCCACCAACGCTGAAACAATAAGCGCCCACCCGACCACACACATCCGGTTCTTCTTAGGTCGAAGGTCACGCCTCCGAGGAAGCAAAGCAACATGATCGCTCGCCTGTTTCGGCAGTGGCAAGGACATTTCGTTCTCCCACAAAGTAAGAGCCCGCTCCATCTTCACCTCATCCGTCATAACCGCCCACAGTTCTTCGGCCGTCATCAAATGTTCGTGTGCACGCTTCCACAACACAACCGCCCTCATATGAGGGTCACGAATGTCCTGCAGCTCAATCTCTAACTGTTTGAAGTAACCCATTGTGTTCCACCTTTCATTCGGGTTGTCTAGCACGATACACCACAACCCCGAAAAAGTGTATACTTCTGAGCATGGATTATTTAGGAAACTATGACGAACTATCGGTTGAGCAGCTTGGTGACCTTCGTGTCTGGCAGTTACAACGCCTAGAACGGGTCACACAAGCCCTCAGAGCCCGCCTACGGGCCGAACATACCCAGGGAGATAACATTAGGCACCTGGCAAAGAAACTAGGCGTGACAAGGGCCACAATCTATTCGTGGTTAGCGGAATGAGAAACTCCCCGCCACCTAGATGACGGGGAGTTAGCCTCCATGAGAAGAAGCGTTCACCACGAACGCATTGATTCTACTGACAGCTGTCGCAGGAAAGCAAATCCATCGGATCTACCGGCACAGCGAAACCATCCACAACCTCACGCTCACTCACGATAAGTCAGCCTTATCGTAGGTCAGCACCGAGGTCAGCAACGACATCAGACCGGCCAGCAGGGACACTGAAGCAACCTGAATCCAGTCCACATCAAGAATCCCGGCACCGGCAACCAACGCAGCTAGCGCAACCTGAGCCACCGTTTTCACTGCACGCTCCAACGCGAAATCCCAATACTTCTTCCACTTATCCATCATGATTCTCCTTCATCGATTTGTCCTCCCACACTGCAGCGAAACAGTATGAGGTCGTTATCAAAGTTACCAAAGCAACACCACCCGTAATCAGGTCGCTGGTAGCACTGTCGTTATTCATGAGCACCGCGACTGAACCGCTGAGAAGCATCAGTGAGCCGAGTGTGAAGGCTGCGAAAATATATCTGCGCCGAATCTTCCAGGAGGGTTTCATGTGAGGATCGCCACCATCGGGCTGATGACCGCAGCCAAGAACCCGAACACACCGATGACCTGCCACATCCGTTGCTCTAGTTTGCGAATCCGCATCTCATGATCGTCAATCTTCGCTTCTGAGTCAGGCAGTGAGTTAGCAATTTTCTCCAACAGCCTGCCCTGCCGTTGAACCTCCATGTAGATGTCCCTCATTGAAACCTTTACACCAGCAGACTCAGGATGTTCCTCACTCATAGCGAACCCTCGTTTAGTTTGCGTTGAATCGTAGACCAAGTGCCACGCCCCCACACGCCGTCAGCCGTCACACCGATACGGGATTGCACAGCCTTCCTGGTAGGTAGGTCGAGTTTTCCGGTTTGGGGAGTGCCCACCCAGGCTTGAACCGCCTTGTAGGTCATTGCACCGGCCACACCATCCACACGCCCAGCGTAGAACTTCTGCTCCTGAAGCCAGGTTTGCCATTGCTTCCAAGTCGCACGATCTTCACGCCCAGACACCTTCAGCGTTGACATTGCAGCGTTGCCGTTCAGGTAAGGCGTGGGATCCACATCGGTTCCCCAAGCGCCCCGAGGCCCACGCCTCACCTCGAAGTGAAGGTGAACCCCAGTGCTCGCCCCAGTAGTCCCCGAAGTGTAAATGAAAGTCCCAGCCTCCACCCGTTCACCCACGCGAAGCCCCGTCTTGTGCGCCCCATGATAGTAAGTTGTATGCACTTCCCCATGATCTATGAGCACAGTGTGACCGCCACCTTTAGGGCTCCACCCGACATGAGCGACAACCCCAGGCGCAGCCGAAGTGACTGGGAAAGTACCTGCAACATCCAGACCCCGATGTTTCGTCTGCTTCCCAGTAATCGGGTGCCAGCGCATCCCATACTTACCGTTGGGATTGACAGTGAACCCGTCAGGCCAAGGCTTAGACAGCCTCATCAGACACCTCGGGAGCAACAAACACATCAGCTACTGGGTCGTAACTATAACCAGGCCCAGGATAGACACCCCGAAAGTTTGCGTTATATGAGCATTGGATGAAACTGGCAGCATTTTCTCCATACAACCCAGCCAAAAACTCTTGACCCAAAAGCTCCTGCTCAACACCATCAGAATCAGTCATCACCTCATTAACAAGCACCTCAACTCGGCGCACAACACCATCAACCACATACGCAAAATGAGCCATTAGACAGCTACCCTCACAATCACAACACCGGAACCCCCAGCACCGCCGGTTGCCCCACCTCCCCCACCTGACCCAGTGTTCGCTGTTCCAGCCCCACCTGTCCCAAGTCGGGAGCCGGCACCTCCACCACCGGTACCACCACCGCCTTGAACCCCTGCCCCACCGTCAATAGAACCGCCTCCACCACCAGCGCGAGTGACCGAAGTTCCTGTAATCGAGTTAGCGGAACCTGCCCCACCATTGCCGGCATTGCCTGCTCCGCCTGCTCCGCCGTTCTGCCCAGCCGCGCCAGCTCCTCCCCCTCCACCGCCTGGCGAAAGATTAGAATCTCCGTTTCCTGTTCCCGTTCCGCCAATGTTTCCCTGGTTTGCAACATTAGTTCCAGCTGTGCCGTTCTCACCTCCGTTTCCTGCTCCGCCCCCACCACCGGAACCACCAGTTTGACCGTTTCTTACGCCGCTCATTTGCCCACCATAACCGCCACCAAAAGAGCTCAGCAGGCCAATACTCGAAGCATTACCATCCGCGAAAGAAGCACCACCACCGCCCACAGTGACCGTCGCTGTTCCAGCCGTCAGATAGAAATTGGTGTAATGCAGATGACCCCCAGCACCACCTCCTCCGCGACCTCTCGTTCCGCCAGCACCACCACCGCCACCACCAGCAACGACAAGAAGTTCCGCGAAACCAGCCTCAGAAAAAGTCATCGACCCAGAACCAGTGAACGAATACACATTGTATGTCGTGCCACCCGATGACACTGTTCCCAAAGTTGGTGAGCCTGTAGTTCCAGACACAACGGCAGCCCCAGGAGTCGTAGACAATTCTTCCCACGCCGAACCGGAATAGTAGGTGAGCTTGTCGGAGTCTTTCAAGAAAGCAAACTGGCCCTCCACCGCAGTCCCAATCGCAGAACCACGCGCAGCAGTCCCAGCAAAGACGAGCACACCCTGCATGAGGTAGTCGTTTATCAGCTCTTCCGTCAAAATCTCTCCACTGACGAACTCGCGGTAACCGCCTGCAGCCATTAGAAATCTCCCCAACTAGTTTTGTATACGGTCAACTTATCTGTGTCCTTCAAAAACGCAAACATCCCCTCAGAAGGCGAAGTGATCGCAGCATCCCTAGCCGCAGCCGAAGCAAACACCATAATCATCTGTTGAGCCATGAATGTGTTGACCTCCGAGGCAAGAAGGACATTCCCATCCTGGAACACCTTGAACCCTGCACCAGCCACAACGCCTCCTAGAAACCAAGAACGCCCGGAGCGCCCTCACCTATTGTACCGAACTCCGGGTCACCGATAACAAAGAGCGATGTCTGCAACGACCCCAACCCGAACGTCACCTGATGGCTCCCAGGGGACACATCGTGCGCGATCTGAATAATCTGCCCATACCGTTCCACCTTCGCCCCCACCGGAGGATTACCCGGTGTGAGTTTCACCTGAGCAACATCACCAATCTCCAACGCAAACACTTCAGCCCGTTGTGGTGCCGTAATTTTGTCCACATCCACACGGATCGCCTGAAACCGTAACTGTGGCTCAGAGAACCGTGAGAGCAACAAATCTGCTAAACCCTGCACCTCATCAACACCATCAATGAGAGTGTCCACCGTTAACTCTGCAATCCCATAACGGGTTTGCGACAACGCCCCAGAAGCCACAGCCGTAGACCCAGGGCTCGTCACCGTAATCGAGTTATACAGTTGCTCCGTACCGTAATCGAGTGCCGCCGGTGCAAACGGAATCCCAGTCCCATCATCCGCAAACACTGTCACGTTATCCACTGTTGGTGTGGTGAGCCGGTCAACAAACGCAACCCGCCCCGACTTATCAATAAACAACAGCCCACCCTCAGACTGCTCCACCTTCTGCAAATAGGAGAGCACGTTACCGTCAAACACGTCAGCACCAAGGTCACTGTTGCCGGCATCGATGACACGATCTGCAACCGGCCAATCCACTGAAGGTTGCGACAACACCGCCTCAACGCGGGCACCCGTCAACTGTGCCACCGCAGTCCCCGGAGTTAGCTCCTGTTGTGCAAGGAACGTGAAACCATCCGCAGCCTCCAACGAAGCAGACTGCCGACCATTCGGCTCGAAATCAAAATTCCAGTCAAGAATCTTCCCCACATACTGAACCGCTGTACCGTTAGCCAACACGCGCACATCACGGCGAGGCACAATATCCCCGTAAAAAGGTGAACTCGTATATAGAGGGTCGAACGCACGATCCTCATTATTCACTGTGACCGACAACGTGCCAGCATTGAACCTGTCCAGGTCACGGTTCTTACCTCGCGACAACGACAACCCTGTCACCCTCGAAGTGATGTCGGTGAATGAAATTCCACCGATAGTGAACTCTGTGGAACCGATAACACCCGCCACCGCATCATCCAACGTGAACGCTTTAGAGAGCCCCAGCTCAACCGTTACCGACACGGGTTACGCCTTCGCAAACACTGGGCCAGAAGTACGCTCATACCGTTTGATCGCGTTGACAATCTGCTCACCAACCTGAGCCCCATTAGTGCCCATACCCGCCGTCACATTGATTGTGATGTTCGTGCCACCACCGCCTAGCCGGTCATTCGGCACAATGTTCCCGCCACGACCCGGCATGAAAACCTCCGGCCCCTGCTCACCAACCAGGTACGGCATACCACCCGTCACACGCCCACCCTGAGCCCGCTCACCAAAGTTAGGCAAACTCACCCCGGCAGGAGTCTTTCTAGACAGTTGGTCGAAGAATTGTTTAGCACGTTCATAAGCACCCCTGAACGCATCCGCAATACGGCCCAAACCGTCAGACAAAGCACCAAGACCCGGAACCAAGTTTTCTGAGCTAATACCCAAGTTGTCCAAACTCTCAGTGGTAGCCACAGTGACAAAGTTCCAATCCGTGAACATTCCAGCCACCCCACCAATCACATCGCCTAAGAAGGTGACGAAACTAATCAGTGGCGGCAACAGCTGAAGCAACAACGGGATGACCTGCTCAGCCAACTGAACCATCAACGGAAGCAACTTGATAAGGTCGGGCAGGAGTTTCGCAAACCCGATAATCATTTGCTCCAAGAATCCCAGGAACGCCTCATTCTTGCTTAGCTTCTCAATGTTTATCAAGAACCCTTCCAGC